GTCAAGAAGTATGGGTGCAGGTGGTGAAGACCTGATAATGGCACGAGATGCTAGACAAAAGTTCCCTTTCAGTATAGAATGTAAGAACCAAGAGAAATTAAATGTTTGGGATGCATATCAGCAGGCAGTTGAAAACTCTGGTGACTATGAACCTATCCTTATCATGAAGAAAAATGGAAAGAAACCATTGGTCGTCTTGGACGCGGAAAACTTTATCAGAACCGAACTCTAACATGGATGACTGGATGCACTCAGAAGACCGAATGTTACTAAGGCAGAAAGTATTTCGTGCCCTCACTCCATACTTAGATCAGTCTCCAAGACATGTCTATGAGTTTTGTAATTTTTGGACTCAGGATGAGAATCCATCTACAAAGTTAGATGATCTGCATATTGATATAGAACTTGCTTTTCAAGACTATATAAAAAACAAAATAGAAAATTCTTATGCAAAAAGTAATTAATGGAATCGCTATCTTCTCAGGTGTTGTAGCACTTGGAGTAGTAGGACTCGGTGGATATGTATTCATTCGTAAGGATGCTATCATTGAAGATGTCAAAGGAAAAGTTATGGAATCTGTGACTGGTGCACTACCCAGTGTGCTAAGTGGAGATGGTATGCTTCCTGAAATTCCTGATGCCACAGGATCAGTTCTACCTACACCTCCTTTCTAATCGAAGGGGATGACTAAACCTAAGTTACTTTTAGCAACAGGTATAGGTTGGTCTGCCACATCTCCTCTATATAAAACTTTAAAAGAAAACCAAATTATTAATAGTGGAATAGGTAAAGAACATAATACACTATACTGGTTATCAGATAAAACTTCTGATTTTTGGAATTACAGGAGGAGTCCACAACGTAAGTGGTTTTTGGAAAATAAATCAGAATTAAAATTAAAAAATTTAGAATTATTATTTTCAAAGGATACCACGTTAGATGATTTTGTAGAATACTACAAACGATTGTCTAGTAAAGATTATCCCTATGTTAGTGATTTTAGTAATACTAATGCAGAGTTGAGTCCTCAGTTTGTATCAGAGATCTCCTCAACATTAAAAGAGAATTTTGATGTAAGGGTCATCATGATTTTTAGAGATCCTGTTAGAAGAGGTTATTCTCATAGTTCTGCACAATATAGATTGAAGGTAAAAAGTAATGATGTTGTGTGCTCACAATGGAATGACAATGATCCTCAATCTAGATTTCAATGGAGATTGCTGAGAAAAAATTTCCCCGATAGTATTTCTTACTGGAAAGATCTATTACAAAAAAAGGAATATAATTTCTCTAAGTTTTCTTATGTTCAAACATATAAGAAATATGCAGCACATTTTCCTACTTTACCTATTGTCATGGAAGATTTGTGGAGTGGTAACATAGAACCCTTAGAGAATTTTTTAGAGTGTAAAATTAATAGTATTCATAAGAATTGTTATTACCCAGAAATGGGAACAAAAGCACCTAGATATGAAGATCTAGAAGATCAATGGATGAGTGATATGCAAGATTTATCAGATGAAGATTATGCCTTTGGAAAAAAGTATACTCAATGGGTATATGATGAGTGGCACGAAGAATTTGGGACCCGACCTTGGGAATTCTGATATGATATATACTATATAATACCAATTGCTATGGAAAAGAAAGAAGAAAAGAAAGGTATCATCGGTAAAATCAAAGATGGTATTGAGGATAAGGAGGAGCAACTTGCTATCCTCTCGACTTTCGTGCGACTAGGAATTTTGATCTGGTCTGGAGGAGTTTTAACATTAGCGTATGTTGATTTGCCACCTGCACTAGGAATTCCTAAACAAGACATGGATCCAACTTTCATAGCTTCGGTCTTTACAGGAGTCGTAGCTACCTTCGGTGTCTCCGCAGGAGGTAAGAAGAAGAATGGTGCTGATGGAAGTGCTAACATATCTAAAAAGGATATGGAGTTTCTTATTGCTAAAGCATCAGAGACTGCACCTGCTCAGACCATTAGAATTGAATCAGGTCCTGTAAAAATTGTTCCTGATACAAAATGAATAATATAAAGTGGATATCCATCGGTGTAGTGGGTAGTCTTTGTGCTGTCTCGCACATTGGAATGATTGGATATATTGCAAGCAGAAAAGAGACACCTAAGTTACCTACCTTGAATATACCTGTAGGTCCTTACACATCATATAAGGCAAGTGTAGCAGATGATGGTTATGTTATTTCATATAAAGCAAACGATCCCAAGACAGCATTTATCACTAAGGACATCAAAGAGAAGGGTGGATTCTTAGGATTATCGAATAACACAACTAAGGTTACTGAAGAGTACTTCATGGATGGTAAGATAAACCAAGGAGGACCTGTATCTAATCAGAGATCATGGCAAGATCCAAGCACTATCGTAGAGAAAAGTGGAGACGGTGCATTATCTAAAACTGTTGCTTGCATCGAAGCAGTTGGTGCTGCAAAAGGAACAGGAAGACTTGTAGGAACTAGTGTTGGTGCTGCTGCTGCACCTTCTCTTGTTAATATTCCATTCATAGGATGGGTAGCAGCAGGATGGGTAGCAATGTTTGGTGGTAATCAAGGTGCTGAAATAGGTGGTAACATGGCAGAAGATTTGAATAAAAACTGCTAATATATAAGTACAGTACATATTAAGTATGCCAGTTTACCAAGACTACGAAGTTCGTATAAATTTGAACGAACTTATTGAGAAGAGAATACCCTGCTGTGATCTTCTTCATCCAGACCATTGTCTCACAGAGAAACAAATAGCAGAGATCGCACATGATATACGTATGGACTTGAATCTTCATGACGTATTCAAACAAGTGGATCAACATATCATGAGGTATGTTGAGGCAGCAAAAATTGATAATTCAACTCACTGGGTAGAACCACATCTACCTGATTTGGATAGAGACTTGGGAGATGAAGAAGGAATATCCTTTATGTAACTATAAATATTCATGGAAGTACCTGAGATTGAAGTACAAGGAATAGCGATCCCATATGTGCCACACGTATGGGTAAACTCTCCTAATGTAGCAATCCCAAGAGTACCATCAATAACAAATACTCTCTACATCGGTGTTCCTATCATCAATATGCCGGGGTGTGTAGAGTCACATAAAGATAGTAAAAAGAATAGAGTTCTAAAGGATGATGATCCAAAAGGAACTCAAGTCTTCTGTGATGGTGATACTCCATCATTCAATCCTATTGAATATACACCAGAGGACCTGATAATAGAACAGGAGGCACCACCTCCACCAGTAGCAAACACGGAGCAACCAACCCTTGAAACTCCTCCAATACCTGAGATACCACCAACAACTGAATCTAAAGAAGTTATCTCCACCGAAGAACCAACTTCAACTTGGGTTGAAGAGTATCTACCTTCTCCCGCCGAGGTAAGCACAACGACTGCTATTGCTGTAATAGCAACTGGTGCTGCAGCAGCAACACCTTTATTATTAAGAGTCGTTAAACCTGTGATCAAACAATTAACAAAAAAAGTTCAGAAGATTCTTGGTAAAGAACCTCCTAAACTATCGAAGAGTGAGATTGAAACTAATATATATCGAGAGAAAAAAGGTTTATCACCTATCAAGAAAAAATGATAAAGGAATTAATTGAATCAGAAAATTCTTTATTACATCGTCGAATTGATTCGTGTAGTTATAATTTAAATCGTCAGGAGTTATCAAGGATATTAATTGATAACATGATTCATCACAAGGGTGTGGGTTTATCTGCTAATCAAATTGGTATATCAGAAAGAGTATTTGTAATGATAAGGGATATAGAACTTAATGAAATTATAGTTTGTTTTAATCCTCAAATTATTAAAACATACAAAGAAGAAGTTGAAATGGAAGAAGGGTGTTTATCATACCCAGATTTATATTTAAATATATCAAGACCAAAAAAAATTATTGTTAAGTATGAGGATGTAGATAAAAATACTCATAAGTTAAAGTTGGATGGACTTGCTTCAAGAATTTTCCAACATGAATATGATCATATAGAAGGGGATAATTTTACTTTACTCCGATAGAAATATCTTTTAGATCATCTGCATTACCATTTGCTACAGGTGGTATAGAATGTTTGTGGTTTTTTATAGTGTTCACATTATTTACTACAACATCAGCACATATACTAGCATAAGGTGACTTTGGATGAAAGGTAACTCCTGCCTTCATAAGTTCTCCACAGTTCTTAAGTCTAGCAAGTTCAAAGTCTAATCGCTTATTGGCAGTCAACTGTGCACGGTATTCATTGTGTAATGTTGCTGCTTCCTGACATTTTCTCTGTGCATCTCTATTCAATGAGAAACTCATGGTTGCAGAGAACCCTATGTTTATATTTTGATTTGCTTTTTGTCCTGTACGAACTGGTTTATAATACAAAATTTGACCGGGATTATCTGGTACATCATCATTATTGGCATCTAAGTTGTTGTACACAGGATCTAACCATTCGCTTTCGTAAGGATCCATCCATGATCCTGTCCGAGTGGCATAGGGTGTAATGTTCATGGTAGGAACTTGACAAGATATACCATCACCATATGTGTTAGTCATATAAGGACCTTGTAAAACCTGTATTGCCTGATTGGTCACTGACCCACTAGAGTTGGCGACTGGATTTGCAGTAGCAGAAACTCCTCCTATATCAGATGCATAGGATGGAGTTACAGTATAAGGTATTGTTATAGCACTAAGTGCTGCTAGTTTGATTATTGACTGAATATACTTGTTGTATCGGTTACGCTTTGGATTGTGGTGGTTCTTGTTATTACAGTATGAGTCGAAAGACCGGGGGCTTTGTACGTCTCCGTGAATTGAAATGCTGCTCCGGGAGTCGTTAGAGTCCAATTCGGTTTTTGTGAAGTGTTCAAGTCTGTCCATGTTGAATTCACACCGTTGTTTGTTATAGATTGAGTTCCAGTATCCGGCGTTATACTAGAACCATCGTGCTGCACGTTAACACCCGTTACTGAGTATTGATACCCAGTGTTATAGTCCATTGAATTAATGGTCTCCGACACGGTAGAAGTGGTCTCCGTGTGAGAAGTCATCGATCCCTGAGTAAAATTAGGTACTACAGGGACTGCATTCAGTGCAGTCGGTGCACTCGCAAGGGCAATTGCACCCACAAGTATCGCACGAAGAGGTCTCATTTGTTCCCATACTCCTAGTTGATCTGTAATTCAGTTACAAATTGACCTATAGTTGAAGTTCCAGATCCACCACCAACTGCAGTTACAGCACCAGAACTTAAGACTGTACCTGATCCAGTTCCACTACCCACAGCAGTAGATACCTGATTAGAATAAGCACTTACTGCACCAACAGTAGGAGCTGTGGTAGATATAACATCACCTTCAATAAATGACTGAGAGAATGAGAACGCTGTACCTGCAGTGTGAGTTGCAGTAGCAATACTACCTTGTCCTACTCCATCTGTTAGGGTTCCTAGACCACCAACGTTTAGGTCAGCAGATCCACCACCACCTACGTCTGTAGAAACACCTGATCCAGAGACCGAGTATGTTGATCCAATTCGCTCAACCTGAGTCGCTGCAGCGTTTGTTGTCAACTGTAGAGAACTACTCATTCTATGAGTAATGTCCGCAAATACAGGAGAACCAAACCCTGCCAATAGTATAAGTGGTAAGTATTTCTTCATGAAATTACCGATTATTTGCTATATCTATATATAAGTATTAATACAACTAATTTATTATGCTAAATGTCCATCAGCATTGGGACCCTCTCAAAATATGTGCTGTAGGTCGGTGTTATCCACCAGAATATTTCAACTATGTTCAGAACCCAAAAGTTAGAGGAGTCTTTCATCGTCTTGCTGAAGAAACTGAAGAGGACTTTCAGAAACTTATATCAGTTCTCGAAAAATTTGATGTAGAAGTAATAAGAACCGATATCGCAGACAATCCAGAGGACTGTATGAGACCAGAAGGTTTCATGATATCACCACCCATGACTCCGAGAGACTATACTGCCATGATTGGTAATAAGTTTTATATGCCCGGACAACAATTTGGAAAAAATATTAATATTGAATATGAAGTTGGTGCTATAATGAACACAAGTTCATTAAAGATGAAACAAATGGCGGATTATCATAAAGATATATTACAGTACATATATGATCTTACTTTTCCCGGCAGACCTGTAGGACCAATTACTCAGGCAATGCTTCTGAAAAGTGCTGCTAATAAGAATAGTTCTAGAAACTTATTACAGGGAATCGATATTGATGATCTCAGGAATCTTATATTACAAGCACACACAAATACAATTGGAAAGATATCAAAGTATGTCCACAACGATAAAACATATCCTTATAAGACAATAGAAAAATTGATGAAAGATAATGGTAATGAGATTGTTTATGATCAATACATTACTACTGCAAATATTACAAGAGTCGGTAAGGATTTATTTTTTGGTCTCAATAATATCATTACTAAACTTAATGAAGGCACTTTTGTAGCTAAATGGAAAAAATTATTTCCTGACTATAACATTCATCCAGTATCTGTTCCCGGACATAATGACGGTAGTTTCTGCCCTGTAAAACCCGGTTTGATTTTGAGTCTTAGAGATGCTGAAACTTATAAAGATACTTTTCCGGGATGGGAAGTCGTAACTCTAGAGGGTGAGAGTTGGGATAAGGTGGAAGGATTTACTAAGAAGAAAGAAAAAATGAATGGAAGATATTGGGTGCCGAATGCAGGTGATGATTTTTATGATTATGTGAATGAGTGGTTAGATGATTGGGTAACTTATGTTGAAGAGACAGTCTTTGATCTTAACATGCTTGTCATTGATGAAAAGAATGTGATTGTCAATGGTCCTAATAAAAAAGCATTTGATGCTTTTGAGAGGCATGGTATCACACCACATATTGTCAACTTCAGACACAGATACTTCTGGGATGGAGGATTACATTGTATCACTGCTGACCTCGCAAGAGAAGGAGAACAAACAAGTTTAGAACAACTTAATGTATAGAGTTGTTTTTGTTGGTAGTATCAAGGAGTTGACTCCTGAGTATGAAAAATATAATGATGATCTATATGCTAGTGCTAAAACCCTAGAGGGATTCATTGGTATTGACAGTGAGGTGGTTGAAGGTATTGAGATAACAATAAGTAAATGGAAAACTAAGGGAGATGTCATGAAGTGGGCGATGGATCCATTGCACATGGAAGCAAAAAAACAAGTGAACTTGTGGTATCATTGGTATAAATCCTATCATCTTGAGTGTTGACAATAAAAAAACCCCCACTTACGTGGAGGTTGTATAATATTTGCTATTCAATTAAGTTTTGTTTGCTATTAGGTATTCCTTCTGAGCTGTTTTAATAGCGTCTGTCCATACTGCTGATGCTACACCTTGAATTTCTGTTGAATAACCAGACATATCAGTGTCTACTAGATTATCGCTTGCATCAAGTGTTCCGCATTTTATATTT